GGATCCAGAGATGGAAGAAATGCCAACTGATTACGTTAAAGGTGTTGATTTTAGAATTACTAAAACAACTAAAGGTGGATACGCTGACTACTCAACATCAAAATGGTCAAGAAGAGAAAGAGCACTAGACGAGGCGGAAAGAGCCGCAATAGACAAACACGGTTTGTTTAATCTAGGTGATTTCAGACCAAAAGAACCAACTGAAGCAGAAGTAAAAGTAATCAAAGAATTATTTGAAAAATCTGTTGATGGTGAGGCTTTTGATCTTGAGCAGTACGGTCAGTACTACAGGCCAGCGGGAGTGGCTTACCAAGGTAAACCACAAGTGGCAGTGCCAACTGCATCGGCTCCGGCGGCAACGCCAGCGGCAGAACCGGCACCTGTTACTGAATCTGCACCAGCACCACAACCAGCGGCGGCTACGGCTCCTGCAGGCGACAGTGCCAAGAGAGCAGAGGACATCTTGAAATTGATTAGATCAAGACAAGCAAAATAATCTGACATTTACCAAGGCCTTGATATTGACTATTGAGGCCTTGTGTAGTAGTATAGTAACATGAAAAAGAAAATACAAAAGGCTGTCGAATGGATATTGTACAAACAGATACCCGCATGGATGTTGATTGTGGCAATTATTCTTTGGATAGTTCTATAAGGAAAACACAATGACAAAAGTATTTGACGCAACAAAATTTAGAAAAAGCATTACCAAATCAATACAAGGACTAGGCATAGGATTCAGTGATCCAACTGACTGGATTTCAACGGGTAATTACGCTCTCAATTATTTAATGACAAGTGATTTCAACAAAGGAATTCCCCTAGGCAAGGTTACAGTACTTGCCGGTGAGTCTGGTGCAGGTAAATCATACATAGCATCAGGCAACATTATTAAAAATGCACAGGATCAGGGCATATTCGTAATACTGATCGATACAGAGAACGCATTAGATGAACAATGGCTACAGGCATTAAACGTTGACACATCAGAAGACAAACTTATGAAATTAAGTATGTCCATGGTTGATGATGTGGCAAAGACTGTTTCAGAGTTCATGAAAGGTTACAAAGACCAACACGCAGATAACAAAGAAGGTGCTCCCAAAGTGCTATTTGTAATAGATAGTTTGGGTATGTTATTGACGCCAACTGACGTGAATCAGTTTGAAGCAGGTGAGATGAAAGGTGACTTAGGTAGAAAACCCAAGGCATTGACGGCACTTGTAAGAAACTGTGTGAACATGTTTGGTAGTTGGAATGTGGGACTGATAGCAACCAACCACACATACGCATCACAGGATATGTTTGATCCGGACGACAAGATATCGGGTGGTCAAGGATTCATCTATGCGTCAAGTATTGTTGTTGCAATGAAAAAATTAAAATTAAAAGAAGATGAAAAAGGCAACAAAGTCAGTGATGTAAGAGGTATCAGAGCCGCTTGTAAAGTCATGAAAACAAGATATGCTAAACCGTTTGAAGGTGTGCAAGTCAAGATACCATATGATACAGGCATGGATCCTTACAGCGGACTAGTTGACTTATTCGAGAAAAAAGGTTTATTAGTGCAAACAGGAAACAGACTAAAATACGTAGATTCCAAAGGAAAAGAACACATAGACTTTAGAAAGGCATGGGTAGGAGATAAATTAGATATGATTATGAATGAATTTAAAGAAAAAATGCCCGTGGAAGAAACTGAGGAAGACACCCAACAATGATTGACTTTACACACGAAGATATTGAACGTTTATGGAATGCGATAATGCATTATATTCCGGAGCGATCCAAATCAGATGCGGCAATAGATTTCATTAAAAGTTTAGAAGATATCGGTGTCGAACACGATGAAATAAAAGCGTCTGCCGAGTATGATACCAAGTTAGAAGAAGCAATCAACACTGTGTTCGAGGAAGACGAAGAGTCAGACGGATACGGTGAAAATGATTAATTGGTATAACGAAGTCAGCAGAAATCTAAACAAGATCCCTGATTGCACCACTTACTTTGATAAGGAACTACAAGAAGCAAAGAAACAGTGCAGAATATATGGAAACCTAGAAAAGGCAAGTGCCGCACTTCCAGGAATAGTTGAAGAAAGATTCGGGCAACTACAACAACTTGAAGCAATACTTGAATATCTCAACATCGAATTGAGGAGATTGCGAGCAAAAACATTCAAAAAATTTTTAGAAAACTACAACAGGGCACTGTCAAGCAGAGACGCAGAAAAATATGTGGACGGTGAAGATGACGTTGTAGACCTCACAAAGATAGTGAATGACTTTGCACTTTTAAGGAACCAATGGTTAGGCATCACCAAAGGACTTGATCAGAAACAATGGCAAATTACAAACATTGTAAAGTTAAGAGTGGCGGGTATGGAAGATGCAGACATCAAATAATAGAATAATCTTAACAGACGTGGACGGAGTGCTGTTAGAATGGGAGAACCATTTTACAGAGTGGATGTTACAAAGGTCATACTACAATGATCAAAACGAAAGGATATATCCTTACAAATTACTACCCAATAAACAAAACACCTATGAGATGGCAGAAAGATTTGGTCTCTCGATATCAGAGATAAGGAAAGAAATACGAGAATTCAATAAAAGTGCATGGATGGGAACACAACAACCAATGGAAGATTCACAAACATGGGTAAAACTGTTGGCCGCAGAGGGTTGGACATTCATCCCTATCACATCGCAAACATCAGATATACCAGCACAAATCCTACGTAAAAAACGTTTAGGTGAACTTTTCGGCGACCACGTTTTTAAAAATTATCATATCCTAGATACCGGATCGGACAAAGATTCTGCACTTGCGGAGTTCCACGGAACCGGACTGTATTGGGTAGAGGACAAGCCAAAGAACGCACTAGCCGGGCTCAAATACGGCTTAAACCCTATATTAATCGACCATCCATACAACCGAGATTGTAGAGAACCCAATATTACCAGAGTAAATAATTGGAAACAAATACACTCTCTACTTCATGGAAAATAAAAATTTTTGTATCAGACCTTTCAATAGTGTACATGTAGGCACCGGGGGTGCAGTAAGAACATGTTGTTATATAAAACCCAACCTCTCCGATTTTAAAGGAAGCACCTCATTTAACATTCATAATAATACGATAAATGATTTTTGGAACAGTGATTACAACCATTATGTCCAAGAACAATTCCTAAAAGGTAATACTCTTAAAGAATGTGCTTTCTGTCATAGGAGCGAAAAACAAGATATTAAAAGTGAAAGGCAATTGGCAAATAAACATTATGGAATAATTGGAAATAAAAATCCAAACTACTATTTGAAACATTTGAAAAAATTTAATTTAGAGCATCCAGAGGACTATAATTTAGATATTACAAATCTGTGTAATCTAAAATGTTATATGTGTACAGGCTCAAGCAGTAGTAAACTTTTGATCGAAAACAATGCATTAGGTTTAGAAAAACTAGATCAGAAAGATTTTGATGTCAGTGAACCTAGATTGGATGCACTTATCGAAGAAATTGTGGAAAATAATGTTACTAACATCACTCTACAAGGTGGTGAACCTTTGCTCAATCCTAAGATTATCTCCATGTTAGAAAGATTAGGCGCCCTAGATACTGCAAAAAATCTTTCAATATGGATCACAACGAATGCCACACAATACACTGACAAATTGTTTGAGACCCTGTCCAAGTTTAAGACTGTGAAAATTATCTTTAGCATCGACGGAGTAGGAAAAACCAACGAGTATCTAAGGTATCCATCAAGATGGATAGATATCGAAAACAATGTTAAGAAATTTAGAATATTAAAAAATGCAACCTTTCAAATATCATTCACTGTGCAGGGCTTCAACATATTGGATATTAAAAATATTATTAATTTCAGTAACACTTACAAAATTCACTTGAAACTAGGTTTGCTCTACATTCCAAGTTATCTAAGATTAAATGTATTACCTAAACAAATCCTACAAACTGCTTTGGATTCTCTAAACACAATCCAAGATAGTGATGTAATACACGTAACAAATTTTTATGGAATTAAATTACAAATTGAATCAGCCCTGGAAAATCCTAGTGCTTCAGAAAAAGATTTAGATGAACTTATAACAATCATAGGCAAAAGAGATGCTTATAGGAAAACAAGCATCAAAAATTATTTGCCAGAGATAGCAAAGTGTTTAAATATCTAACATGAAGATATACGTTGGACATGACAGCAGAGAAGACATAGCATACCAGGTCTGCGAACACAGTATCAAAAGAAGAGATCCTTCAGCAGAAGTAATACCATTAAAACAAAAACAAATGCGAGACCAAGGACTGTACACAAGGCCCGTGGACAAACTTGCATCTACCGAATTTACGTTTACAAGATTTTTTGTGCCATATCTAAATGACTTCAAAGGATGGGCAGTATTTTGTGATTGTGATTTTTTATGGAAAATTCCAAGTCATGAACTGACAAAATATTGCGACTCTTCAAAAGCAGTTGTTTGTGTACAACATGACTACACACCAAAAGAGACTACAAAAATGGACGGCCAAGTGCAAACCGTATATCCGAGGAAAAATTGGAGTAGTATGGTGCTGTGGAACTGTGAACATCCTAAAAACAAAATACTTACACCGGACCTATTGAATGAAGAATCTCCAAAATTTTTACACAGATTCAGTTGGCTAGATGACAACGAAATTGGATCATTGCCATTGGAGTACAATTGGCTTGTGGGTTGGTACAAGGAACCTGCGGATGGTAAGCCAAAAATACTGCATTACACAGAGGGTGGACCATGGTTCGATGGCTACCGCGATTGCGAATATGGCGACGATTGGAAAAAGGAACTTATAAATCTTTTTAGTTCATAATGCACTGGGAAAAACTGAAACCGAATCATTTCTTTAAAGAACCTGATTATCATTTTTATAGCAAGACACTTTTTGACACCAGCGAATATGACCGATTGTATGAAAATCAGAAAAATCCATCGCACATCTCATGGCAGGAGTTTGATAGAAAATATAAAACTGGTTTCCAATTGTACGATGACCTTAGAGATCTAGACCTTAACAGAGAGGTTATTTGCATGTGGTTTTTCAAGGAAAGGTCAGACAACACAGCAGGTGAGGACATACAACTGGCAGGCAAAACCATAACCTATAGACAAAACAGTTTCTTTATCACAAAGTCTAAAGATATAAAGATAGTCGAGAGAACGAAAAGACAACATAACCGTAGGCCATTTGTCCAATTGGATATGAAAGACAGCACGTTTCAAGAATTATTGAAAAGATTTTATAAAACCACTTAGGGCATTTACATCAGCGTTGATATAGCGATTCCTAATTTTTTTCCAAACATACTCATCTCTGTTTGCAATATTTAGATTTTTCCTGATCTGTTTGCCTGCATTGTCAGTCAATATCTTTTTGGCTTTGAATATAACATTGGGCATATACAAACATCTGTTCAGTTTACGAGCAACTTTTTGTGTGTATGAGTCAACATGCCAATGCCAAAATGATACAGGCGCTAACCAACCTAATGTGTTTGTCCAATTTTTATGAACTGCGAAATGAGCCGCTGGTAAGGGAGAATCGTCCCATAACTTGATCTCATTGCCTAACCTACTTGTATTTTTAGATCTTCCGTCTGCTGGCACCACCATTAAAATTTTATCTTTGTATTTTGAAAACTCGTCTGCAATTAACTGATCCCAATACTGCGTTTGTACCTGAACGTCATCTCCCATAAGCATCACGATATCATGCGATGCTTTCTCGCACATCATATTCCAACTGTAACAAGTGGATTGGTTCGGGCCGATTGTATAATATTTTTCGTCTAATAGATCTTTATATTCTTCTAATTTTTCATCATCTTCATTTAGATAAAATAAAAATTCTGTTTCATATTTCTGTGTTTCTGTAGCAGTATCTACTAGTCTTTTCGCTAGTTCTGGCCTGCCTCTGGACGGACAACAAAATGAAATCATATTAATTTTTTCTTCCAGGTGTCGGGAGTCTGTTCGTTAATAATTTCTAATGGAAGATGATATTGAAACTTTTTAGTGCCTCTAGTCCTAATATAATCCGCAGTTTTCTTTACTGATTGTCGCATGTTAGTTGACGTTTTATAATTTAACAACTCGCGTGCCTTGTCAGAAGAACAAGTCGCAAGTTTAACTTCTTTTGGCCTGTCCTTGTGATGAATAGGAGCGAGATTAACTCCTGTTTCGTTAGCACAGGCTTCGGCTAATTCATTAATTGTAACCGGTTCTTCGTCCGGACCAATGTTGATCACTTCGCCGACAACGTTGTCGTTAAATGCAAGTGCATTAAGACAGTATAAACAATCATCAATATAACTAAAACATCTTTTTTGTTCGCCATCGCCATAGATAATTGGTTGCTTACCTTGTAACATTCTGTTAAGCATAATTGACATAACGTTCCTGAATGGATCATCATATTTCTGCCTTGGGCCAACTATGTTGTGTGGAACGGCAATGACATACTCTACTCCGTGCGTTTCACATAAATTTTTCAGTACATCTTCTCCGGCTTTTTTTGCAATACCATATGGATCCTGGGGGCGACATTCATAAGTTTCTTTGTATGGCACATCATCATGATGTCCGTATCTCGCCATACTAGAACAATATACGATTCGTTTAACTTTGTTTCTAATTGCCGCAGTGATAGTGGTGACTGACGCTTCAAATATATTTCTTGTCACTAACACTGGAGAAAAAACTGATAGTCCTTCGTAGGCAGTGGCCGCGGTGTGATAAACGATGTCACAACCTTTCATCGCTTTAGTAAGGTTCTCTAAATCACAACAATCAACTTGGTGAAATTCTACATCTTGTGGTACGTTGTCTGTGTATCCACCTATCATGTTGTCATTGCCTGCGACTGTGTGGCCTTGTGATATCATTAAATCCGCTAGATGAGATCCTAAAAATCCTGCGACGCCTGTTATAAAAATTTTCATTTTTAGTATTTAATTTGCCTATGTGCGGTAGAAAACTTTATCTGGCCAATGTTCCAACAGAACTTTGAAACCTTGCTGACTCAAATATTTTTCAATTTCTCTATTGCTACTACCATATTTTTTAGTATTGTTATTCAATTCGATCATGATGTACTGACACTTCTTCAATGTTTGCTTGGCTCCCTTCAGCACTTCCATTTCATAACCTTCTACGTCTATCTTAATAAGGTCTATGTCTAATATTTTTAGACTGTCAACGGTCACCATTGGTATTGTTCCTTCGCCAATCACACGTTTACTTTGAGTGAAATCGTCATTAGACAATGATATAGTCTTTAGATGTTGCCCAACTGCCAACTGGTGTGTCTCTACATCTTCAGGCACATTTTTCACCAAACATTCATAGTGTAACGCATCAGGTTCAAAAGCAATGACTCTGCCACAATATTTGTTCATCGCTACGCTCCATGTTCCTACCCATGCACCTATATCTAGGATGTGATTAAATTTTAAATTTTTTTCCTCGCAGTAATCAATAAATTTTTGAAGGCATTTGTTTTGTGTAAAGGGTTTGCCTGCTCTCCAATCCTCTATGTGAATATCATTTGTTGGAACCCAAAAGCCGTTTACCTTTTCTGTTTTCACAAAAGTCCTTTATCCATTAATATTTCTACTGCTTTTCCGTTCTCTATCTCTTCTGGTGTGAACTGCTGATATGCTAAACTGTAGAGCCAATCTTCGCAACCTACAAAATATGGATTTTCGATGTCAGCAAGTTCTTGCCCGCCAACTTCTTTTGCAAAACTTTTTTCATCACAGATGACAGGTACTCCCATGCACTGTGCCTCTACTGCCGCTATTGAACAACTTGTGACAACTACCCATGCATCTTTCAGATCTTCGGAAAGCGGAATCTTTGCCTCACTGGGTCCTGATGTCCCTCTGCCCCTAGGTTTTTCTCGAATTCTTATTGGTCTGTCTGTGTACCTTTTAATCTGTTCCACAGTGTCTTTTGTCCAGTTCGGCTTTCCTAAATAATCATGAATGCTATTAGAACTAGGACAGACCAAAATGTAACTTCCTTTAAAATCAGGTGCCTTTATTTTAATGCCAAATTTATCAAACCTATCGGACTTACACATTTTGAGATATGAGGCATGTATTCCATTTTTACAAATTCGCCAATAGTGATTGTTTGGTTTAAGATTGCTATTATCAAATCTACCAAAATAAGGAGTGTCTGTAAACCAAAATTGATGTTTTCGTTGTTCAAGTTTTTGCACCATAGGTCTATTATTTCCAACAAATCCCCAAAACATAGAATTTGCAACAGGATCCGTTTCGATATTGTTATCTAAAATTTTTGTCTGTTCGGGCCAAGATTTTCGCACACCATTTATAACTTCCCATGCTTTACTATTTGGATTATTAAATGGAGAGTAAATTGTTAGCATCTATAAACTCCTTCAATTGCTTCGCCCATTCTTTGTGTCCTAATTCATTTGGGTGTGGATCATTTGGTTTGCATTGTTGATTATTTTCAACTGTGTAATCTAAATGACTGGTTTCAGGTTTGAAAAATCTATCTTTTGAAATCTTATCCCACAGCAATTTGATATCAGGGTTAGTAATCTTGGCATCTGAAAGTGTGTTATAAAACACGTATGGATATTTTTTATTCAAAAAATAATCTTGTAAATCTAGTAATCCTAATATAGATTCGACCTGTGTCATTTGATCTAGATCTGCTCCTAGGCTGAATAGATATTTTGTAAAGTTTGTGGTGTGTTTGTCTCTGTTAGGATCCCAAGTTTTCCAGGTAGTCTTCATTGTTGGGAACTTATGTGCCTTGTATCCATCAGATGTTGGAAAATCAAATCTATTGCCTCCACTTGATCCTATAAGGAAAAAACACTTCTCCGCAAGTGCTGGGAACTTTTCACACCAGACCCTCGTTGTCCACATCAATCTTTTTGAACCCCTACCACCATTCGCAAGGTTTACTTCAACATCTAAACCTAAAAGTTTGGCTAGTTCTAAGCCACAATGAGTGTTGACATTATCTCTTGGTCTATAGGTCAAAAACGAACAACCATTTATGAATAGTTTGGAAGGCATAACTCAATAATTATAGTATAGTTATTGGCAAATTACAACATGAAGAACATTGATTCGATCAAATATTTTCTAGATAGGTGGGAAACTATTGATAACAGTTACGACTACTCTGTGCCATATCATGAGAATATCGATCCACATTTCACAAGTTTACCAACTTTTGTTGCGGAGTTTTACAACTGTAAGATACATAGCACTCCCATACTGACTACAATGGAGAATAAACTGATCACAAGTTACGTTTGGGGACTCACTCATCAAAGTAAATTCAAACCACAAAAATCCCATGGCATGTGGAAGGAATGGGGAGACAATGTCGACATAGATATGTCACCTGTGGATCAAGAATTTCATGAAAGATACACATATGTGTGGCTTCCCATTGACGAACAAAGCGTTGAAAATCCATGGCACATATGGATAGACGTCATTAGTAAATTTCGACTGATGGAAAAAAGATGGTCCACTAACTTTTCAAGATACTGTTATGTGTTGGCAAATGAAAGCAAGTACATGGAAAAGGTTTTGAAAGAATTATTTCCAGATGTGAAAGTGGTTGTAATGCCAAAAAATAAAGTGTGGCAGTTTAAACATTTGTTGGTGCCAAGTTTAAGTAATTCTAAAGACGGAGTTCTAACGCCACATCTTGCAGACTGGCTAAGACATTTTAAAGGACTCACTGGACTAAAACAAATCACGCCACATAGGAAAATTGTTGTGCTACGTCCTGGGGCCAAAACTAGAAAAATAACAAATTCGGATGAACTGTTACTGGCCTTAAAAGGTTGGGAAACTGTTGCGTTGGAAAAAATGACCATCCGCGAACAAATGAAAACTTTTGCTGAAGCCACACACATTGTTGCGGCGCATGGTGCGGGTTTAGTAAATTTATTATGGTGTAGGCCAGGAACCAAAGTGTTAGAGATTCAAGATCCAAAAATGATTCATAAAAAAGTTTATCCAGTGTTGTCACATCATCTTGGCTTGGAACATCAACTTTATCTTGCGGATACCATTGCAATCCCTTTACAAAATAATAAAAAACCAGCAGGAATAAAAAGATTCAGCGACCTAATAAATTTCAGAGTAAATGTGAAAGATTTGATTAGACATTTAGATTAGAACAAGTTAAAATTAAGTTATGTACTATGCAGTAAAAACGGAAAGAGTTAATACACAAAAATACATTGACTCTATGAATAGAGGTATGCGTGGTAAACTTGTTGCCTATCATGATGTGCTTAATTCAACTGACTGTGAAAAAGTTACTTTTATGGGTGTCCTACGTGGTACTAACCTTGTATACAACTGGGCAAAACAAAATAAAAAAGATTTCTACTACATTGACAGACCATATTGGGGTGAAAGCAGGGGCACACCTTATTGGATGAGGTGTGTGAAAAATGAACACGTGAAAACATTTGTTGAACACCGCCCGGATGACCGATACAAAAAATATTACAGAGGTGACCCTATAAAACCTTATCACAAGAACGGAAAGTACGTGTTAGTTGTTCCACCGAGCCATAGTATGGCTCTGCACTTTGGTTCTCCTGACTGGCTGGACACGACCTTACAAACTTTAAAAGCAAACACAGATAGAGAATTAATTGTTAGGGAAAAACCTTACAATCCAAAAAGTTTTTTAGATGAACAAGGCAGAATGCAACCAGGACCAAGTGAGAATAAACAACCTGCTAGGCCATTCGAATGGGATCAAGTCCATGCAGTTGTAACATTCAACAGTTCGATTACGATCAAGGCCCTACACAACGGAGTGCCGTGTTTTACAAACTTCGAAAATCCTTGTACATCTATCTGTGAATCAGATTTCAGCAAAATCGAGACGCCGATGTATGAAGATAGACAACCAGTGTTCCATAGTTTAGCATACGGTCAATTTACACAGGAAGAGTTTCGAAACGGTTATGCATTGAGGACACTAGATGAAAGTTGAAATATTTAGACGCACAGTAAAGGACAGGAAGACTGGAATGAGTTTCCAGTTATTGCAACACATGGCCGAAGGAATCAAGGCTTGTGGCGACACACCGATTATGGTAAATGAAAAACTTACAGGTGAATGGAGGCCTAACGAAATGGAACCAACAGAAAAAATAGGTTGCATGTTCGGATACGGTGGCAAGAATCAACCCCACCACACCAAAGGACGAAGACGTGACCTAGTTGAAAGGGCAAAGAAAAAAGGCATCTACATTATCACTTTTGACGGCGGAATACTATCAAGTTTTGGAAACACAATCACACACCCGCAACACCACTGGCGTGTTAGTTTATACTCACCAATGAACAACGGCAACTTCCTATCAGATGACAGTCCACCTGATAGATGGAATATGATGAATCGATTATGGAATATAAGATATGAGCCATGGAGGAAGTCAAACGAAAATGATCCCATACTATTTGTATTGCAACCAAAAGACAACTGGAGCATGGATGAACTTGATCCAATAGACTGGTTCAAAGATGTGTACAACAAAATCAGACCATTGACAAAAAGAAAATTTTTGATAAGGCCACACCCGAACCACATGGCACAAATGATCAAAAGAAAAAATGAGTTTCCAAATGACTGTGAACTAATAGAAGGAAAGTCACACTGGGTAGGTGACGAGAAAAAGTACTACAGATTCAACTTCCAAGACGCTATAACTAATGTTCATGCTGTTATTACTCACAATTCTACTGCCAGTGTCGACTCTTGCGTTCGTGGAATCCCTACCTTTGTTACAAGCAATCTTGCGATTTGTTGGCCTGTAGCCAACACTGATTTGACAAAAATAGAAACACCAATCTTTCCTGATCGTGAACAATGGGTTTACGATATTGGATATAAGATGTGGAGTACCGAAGAAATACGTAGTGGCACTGTGTTTAAACGTTTCAAAAATAAGTTGGGTTTATAATGTGTGGCATATACGGAATAACAGATCACGATCCAACCTATATACAACAGTATATAAAAAAATGTTCGCATAGAGGACCAGATGGATTCAAAGTATGGTGGGATCCAGATCACAAAGTCACACTGGGACACAATCTTCTTAGTATTATGGCTAATCCTAATTTATCTACCCAACCATGGAAAACTCCTGCCGGAAATATTTTGGTATACAATGGAGAGATCTTTAATTACTACGAACTAAAGGAGAAGTACAAAGGCAAAGGTTTTGCCGGTATAACAGGTTGCGATACAGAACTACTTGCATGGGGACTAGATGAGTTTGGTATCAGTTTCCTAGACGAGATAGATTCAATGCATGGATTTGCCTATTACAAAATTGACACAGGCGAAATATTCATATCAAGAGATCATGCAGGGGTGAAGCCTCTCTATTATGCAGAAATAAGGGAGGGTCTGGTGTTTGGATCTGAACTGAAGGGACTACTTGACAAGGTCCCAGGAGCAAGGAACATGGACATGCTGGCGGCAAACTTTTTGAGTAGGACTGGCTGTAATCCATCACGGAACTCTATATTTTCTGGCATAAGGCAATTATTGCCAGGTGAAACTTTGATCTATGATATCAAAGAAAAAAAATTTACAGGGTCAAAAAGAATATACATCAAACCAACAGGAAACAACAAATATGATCAAAAAGAATTTAGAAAACAAGTACACGACGCTGTAAAAAGATGTGCCATTGGACAAAGAAAAATTGGGGTTTTCTTGAGCGGTGGCCTAGATTCAAGCATGGTGGCATTTGAATTAGGCAAAATTAAAAAAGATTTAAACACTTTCACAAACAAGATGCACCCTGAAGTAACTGGTCCGGAGGACTACAATAGTGATGCCAATGCCGCAAAAGTTCTAGCAGAGCAAGAACACTATAATCACACAGAAGTTGTTATGACACCGAAAGAGTACATGGAAACATGGGACAAGTCTATATATTACATGGAACAACCAATTTTCAATCCTAGCATGTCAATGTATTGCTACACAAACAAAGTTATGTCTGAGAATGGCATTGTCGTGACCATGGCAGGAGATATGGGTGACGAACTCCTAGGCGGTTATCCGAAATACCAAAAAATGTTTTACGATAGAACCAATTGGCCTGTTAATTGGAGGGGACTGCTGTCCTTATGGATAAAGAGGATAAAAAGACCTAAAAGTTTAGTGCAAAATCCTATGCCTGATTCATCTTTGATAGATGCTCTCGAAGATTGCTATTCAAGTGAACTTTGGAATAGCAAGGACCCTGTGGCCTCGTACATGGCCTTGGACTGTGTTACTCAGGCGCCTGCAGAATTTTTCAGTAGGAACGATACATATGGAATGGCACACAGCATGGAAGGACGTTTTCCTTTGGCAACTAAAATCTTTATGCAATATTGCATAGGCATACCAACAAAATACAAACTAGATAAATCAGAAACAAAGATAATTTCTCGAAACGCTTATCTAGGTATTTTGCCAAATCAAATAACTTCCAAATCCAAAACTGGCTGGACGGTTCCAGTTGGCTACTGGCTAACAAACAAAATGGACAATAAACTCACAAATTTTTACACAAGAAGCATGGGCAATCAGCGACTTAATAAGATCACCACAAGTCAAAAGTCTGCAAAAGCGTTGATACCGGATTTAATTTACAAGGACTGGAAAACAACCTACGAGGTGAAAAATGCATAGAAGAATTGGCATTTTGAGGAACCAATACGAAAACATACCAAACTTGATTCTAAGTTTTCCTAGATGTGGGCGGACATGGATGAAACATTTACTTGGACACTACATCTCAAAAAAATATAAAGTTGAATTCACTAAATGGGTGGACAGACCCAGGCCGGGCATACCAAGGATTCTCTTCCGACATGACTGGATGAGCACCACGGGACACATACCATGGGACGACTATTTTAGAATACAAGATGAATGTAAATTTATTTTTAGTAAGGAGATGGAAAAACAAAAAATTATATATCTGTTCCGGAACCCAATTGATGTTTTGTTTAGTTATTGGCCATATCTGCAGAGCATACCTTACAAAAATTTTACCTGTCCACAACACACAGACATAATTGATTTTGCTAGTAATAAACAGTGGGGATTCGATATCATAATAAACTTTATGAATGCACAATTGGATCATTACGATAAACACAAAGGAAAAAAATTAATTGTACGTTATGAAAATTTGAAGGCGGACGACACGGACTGGCGTAAAATGATTGAGTTCATATTTGGATCATATTCAGACAGTTGGGATCAAGAAGCATACTCATATGCTAAAGAACAAACTACATTTACCAAGATGCAGGAAAAAAACAATGCCAGCGTTCCCCCAGAACTAAAATTTTACAGGAGAGGGCAATCAGATTACATAAAAGAACTGCCAGCAGAAAAACATGATATCTTATTGAACTGGCCAGGGTATAAGGATTTAAATAGGAGAATAAATGAAAATTAAAGTGATAACTTCTTATAAGCCAGGCACTTGGGAACAATATTCTCGCAAAGGAATAGAATCCATGGCTGAACAATTTCCAAAAGAAATTGACATAGTGGTATACGCTGAGGAACCAAAACCAAAATGTAATCATGAAAGATTGCAATGGATAGATTTAAATTCAGCAGAACCGGAATTATTTAAATTTAAAAACAAGCACAAAAACGATCCTGTTGCAAATGGAGAACTGCAAGAAATACCTAATGGCGTAAGACGCCCGGCTGAATTGCAAAAGAAAGGTGGCATGGACAAAAATAAAGGATCATATCTCTGGGCGGCCGTACGTTTTGCAAACAAAGTGTTCTGTGTAGTCAACGGTGTACGTAATTCAAAAGATTATGATTATGTGGTATGGATCGATGCTGACACATTTACTTTTAGGCCTGTGCCATTAGACTTTTTCAAATCTTTGTTGCCAACAGATACCATGGTCACATATCTGGGAAGAGAAAATCCTAAACTAGGTGATGGTGGCAAATATCCAGAATGCGGCTTTGTTGGTTACAATCTAAAACACCCTGAAGTCCAAAATTTTGTGGATGAGTGGGAACAACTATACGTTACCGACGAGGTATTCAAATTGCTAGAGTGGCATGACTCTTTTGTCTTTTGGCACCTGACTAAAAAATATCAGAAGCAAAAATCAGTTAAGGTTAATGACATAGGTTATTGGAAAGGGGTACGTGGACATCATGTGTTTGTTAACAGTGAACTAGGACTATACATGGACCATATGAAAGGTAAGCGTAAAAAGATAGGAAGCTCGGCTCTCAATGACTTGAAAGTACAACACACGGTCGACTACTGGAAAAGCGTACCACCGAGTTTGAAATGAAAATAGAAGTTTGGACACAGCACGGGCCTTTGAATTCAGAAAAAATTTTCAAAGCGTTTACGAAAAGTTTAGAAGAAGCAGGCGATGAAGTAATACTAAACACCCCGAGTGATGCCGATGTGGCTGTGATATGGAGCGTTCTGTGGCAAGGCAGAATGAGGAACTATAAACAAATATGGGAAAGATACAGACAAGCAAACAAGCCAGTAGTGGTGCTAGAAGTAGGCGGACTAAGAAGGAATGAAAGTTTCAAGATTGCAATCAATGGTGTCAACAGGAAAGCAGATTTTGCCAATCAAGATGTTGACGACACAAGATGGCCTCTATTCAAACATGAATTGAAACCATGGAAACAGACAGGCGACAACATTATAATATTAGGACAACATAGTGCCTCTGAACAATGGAAAGGTATGCCTAGCATGGGTGTTTGGTTCGAGCAACAAGTAAATGAAATCAGAAAACACACAGAAAGACCTATTCAAATAAGACCACATCCGAGGAATCCTGTAGGATTCGACGCACGAAAATTCAAGAATGTAAGTGTAGCACGTCCGATAATGGACCGAAGCACCGTTGATGATACAAACTTTAAAGATGTGCTCAACAATGCCTGGGCCGTCGTAAATTTTAGTTCCAATCCTGCGATGGAGGCAGTGATAAACGGAATACCTGTATTTGTGTCTGAAAGCAGTCTGTGTTATGAAGTTGGCAATCACAGTCTAGTAAATATCAACAATCCTAAAATGCCTGACAGAAAAGAGTGGATCAATAAGTTATCATACACAGAATGGTTTGAAGATGAGATAGCAAGAGGCTTACCATGGAGAAGAATAAAAAATAGGCTTATGAAAAATTACATATGAACGTTATAGAAGAAATTAAATGGAAACCATACGAAGGTGAAACTGTCAACACTAAACTTATAATACGTGGAGGCAAGAAGATACAGGAAACTGCTTTCTATGAGGACCGTGTCAATGCCAAGGCCAAAGGTAATGCTTACTGCATTGGAAATGGTCCGTCAAGGAAAAACTTTGATTTAAACAGACTTAAAGCCACAGGACAGACTTACGGATGTAACGCATTGTACAGAGACTTCATACCAGATTTTATTTTCAGCGTTGATGCCAAAATGACTCTCTCAATGGTCAAGGATAAAGTTTATGAAAAATGCATACACTATGCACCTTCATTAGAAGTCAACAGACACCCAAAAGGCGGACCGCCTGTGTTACATTTGATACCAAACAATCCACACTGGATATCAGGAAACACGGCCTTTTGGACCGCTGGTGTGCATGGACACAGAAACATTTACTTGATTGGTTATGATTTCCGAGAGTACGGCAAGGGCAAACTTAACAACATATACCAAGACACAATTAATTATGGTGCCAGGAATGACGACACCGTGTTCGATGGTTGGTTAAAACAATTTAGAGACATGCTAAAGATGAGGCCTTACGTAAATTATACTATTGTGCATGATGATCCACCTGAGTATATGAATTATCTGCAGACGGGGACTGATTTAGGTAACACTAAACTTATGACTTATTCTGAATTTGAAAAGGTGCTAACACCTTGATAAGCCTAGACCTGCCAATTTAAATTTATTTTTCCAGGCAAAAAAGTTTTTATTGTGATTTGAATATGGGTCTTTGAGCCAAGACATTTGGTACAGGTGCACCATTTCGTGTGCTAAAGTTTCTATAAAGTCTTTCCATGTTGGAAACTTACAATGTAACTCTATGTAAAAATCTACATCTATGTGATATGGGATAACCCTTTGATCGAACTTGCCTTTGGGCGTTTTTCTGTTGTCCCAATTTGCTACACATCTTCCCCAGTCCTTGTGTAGTTTCTTTATTTGTATTTCAACCATTGGTAATCTACTGTTGAACAATCCTCTGTTTATTACCCTGAACCACTGGTACGCTTGATCCGAAGTTGGCTTATAACCAGTTTTGTTCTTGTGTCTAGTCAGACTATTTTCCAACTTAACTTTGAATTGTTTTCTGACGTTTACTTTTTTACTTTTTGTTTTTTTCATGGTTGACTATATTACCAATTATGCTATAATATACTAATAATTATCTAAAATACCATGACTGAAATGCACACAGATTTGCCAAAAACTATAAACGAAGCACTCAAAATACTAGCATATAATGATTATTTTTGGGCAAACCCTTCAATGATTGGAAATACCGGCGTAATCAAGCCACATCCTAAAGATCACCAAACAGTCAGATCATTAGCCGAATCTCAATATCCATGGACAGAAAAACAGGGTAAATTAGCATTGGTAATACTTAAAAGGTACCTTACAAAGTTCCAGGCACATGGCATGGACATTAAATCTTTACTAGACAAGCCTGTTTTCGATGAAGAATTCAGGGTGATTAGTTTTGAGAAAACCATAGAAAAATTTACTGATGAAAACAATGTGGATATGATTGAAATGCGTTTTCCTTATAATAAAAAAATTATTCAACTAATAAGATGTCTTAAAGACAAAAGAGGAATGCCTGTGAGTTACAGTCAGTACGATGGTGATGCAAAAAAATGGTTGTTCAAGCATAGCGATGTAACCGCATACTATTTGACCCTCATAGCAGTCAGATATGATTTTAAATTTACTGATGACAGTCTGTTGAATGACTATGATCATATCAAAAAAGAAATCATAGGACACAGAAAACCAACCGCCAGACTGATAGGTGATCAGATTGTTATAGACAATGCATCTACTTCCCTACAAGAATATTGGAATGAAAATTTAAAACATAAGTCTGCCTTACAACAGTTAGATGCGTTGAAAAACTTTGCAATAAGTGCCAACAACATTAGTGTGCCTGCACAAAATGAAGTTGCATACAGAATTGCTCACAACAATCACCACAAGCTCTGGATCAATTCCAAAGACTTCACAAAGAAAGATGTTGTCAAAGCATTAATTGAACTGGACTGTTTTCCATTACTAGTGCCAGTGAGTGGTGACATTCACATGGATGAGGATTTGAAGCACACATGGGAATGGTTGAATGCTTTCAAATCTCATGGAATTGACTTACTAAATCATTGCTCTTGGGGATTCGATGTCAAAGAGCCAATATTCAAAAAGGATGTCGACAGGCACAACGATAGAACTTATCTTTTAGACAATCAAAAATCAAACGAATTTTTTCAGAACCTTTATGAACTACATCAAATGAGTAAACAATTCAAACTTATCAATAAAGACACAAAAATTATCTTTGTAAGAAATAGGATACCGAGAGCACTTATCAAAAGTAAGGTAAAACCAAAGGCATCGTTGATTGCACTGGGTGGAGGATACTACGCCACTGGCACTGATAACCTAAAAAGACTTCTTGAAAATCTTCCTAAAAAGTTGTATTATAGTGATCACCAACCGAGTAGTTGGGATTGGCATGATCATATTATACAAAAAATTTAAATGAGTAGTTGTAAATTAATAATAAAAGACGAAGTAAATGTGAAGTTTGAAAACTTATCTCTCGAATGGAGAAAGAGATTGTCCAATAAATTCAAATACGAAATACCATATGCCAGACATCTTCCAGCAGTAAAACTAGGTAGATGGGATGGAAAGGTAAGTTTTTTTGGATTAGGTGGCACGACATATCTTAATCTAGTTGATCAGATCATTCCCATACTAGATGAGGGTGGTGTTTACATAGATGTCGAAGACCAAAGGCATAAGCACAATTTTGAATTCAAGACAGTTGATAAAAATTATCTGTCACATCTCACATGGCCTGACAAACATCCATGTGCGGGGCAATCAATAGAATTAAGAGATTATCAAGTGGAGACAATCAACAAGTTTATCGAGAATCCACAGAGCATACAAGAGATCGCCACTGGCGCAGGTAAGACCATTATAACAGCGGCACTGTGCCAACTGGTCGAACCATACGGCAGAACCATTACCATTGTTCCTAACAAAAGTCTAGTTACACAGACTGAAGAGGACTTCCTCGCTTGTAACTTAGATACAGGTGTCTACTATGGCGACCGTAAGGAAGTTGGCAGATACAACACAATAGCGACCTGGCAAAGTCTTAATGTTCTTGAAAAGAAAGCAAAGAATGAACACAGCACGGAGTTTAAAGAATTCTGTGATGGCATCCAGACTGTGATTATAGATGAAGTACACATGGCAAAAGCAGATGTTCTAAAAAGATTGCTGACTGGACCATTTGCACACTGCGGAATAAGATGGGGACTGACCGGAACTGTACCGAAGGCAGACTACGAATTTATGGGTCTAAAATGCAGTATAGGAGAAGTTGCTAATCGGATACAGGCAAGTGAACTACAAGACAAAGGTGTACTTGCCAACTGTCATGTTAATGTTTTACAAACACAGGATCACCCACAGTTTAAAACATACGGCGAAGAACTCAAATGGCTAACAACAGATACAACAAGGATGACTTGGGTGGCAAACACAATAAAAGACATAGCAACATCAGGAAACACCTTAATACTCGTTGATAGAATTTCGGCAGGTGAACTACTAGAGAAGAAAATAAAGGATTCAGTTTTCGTATCAGGATCAACTAAAAACATGGATAGAAAGGAACAATATGATGAGATATCTACTGCAACAAATAAAGTTATTATTGCCACATATGGAGTTGCCGCTGTTGGCATTAACATTCCTAGGATTTTTAATCTTGTTCTCATAGAACCAGGCAAGTCATTTGTTAGGGTGATACAATCGATAGGACGTGGTATAAGAAAGGCAGAGGACAAAGACAGTGTACAGATATGGGATATTACCAGTAGTTGCAAATTTGCCAAAAGACATTTAGGTGCAAGGAAAAAGTTTTACAAAGAAGCCAATTATCCGTATAATATAGAAAAAATAAATTATGAAAATCCTTACACTAGATAACAGGACATACAAACTAGAGAAAATACCGGAATGGGTAGATGAAAAACTAAGATTCGCAGTATTAGACAATTCAAACCCAGAAGAACCAGATTTCTTTTACATACCTCTAATATTTCTTGAAAGTTTCAATGCTCCGGCGGCCGTGCTAGAAATCGGTCAGCACAAAATTAAAATGCCACTTGATTGGAAAATGCTTATAGGAGAGGCCGGCCAGTCTGAAATGCATGTGCTTCCAATTACAAGTTTAAACGACAGAGGCTTTGATGCATTTACTTTCAATCCTATGTCTAGTTCAAAACCAGAATTCTTGCCAATAGATATCGTGGACATTTACACAGAGGTGAAATGGTATTTTCCAAAAATAAAGTCAGGACAGATGTTGGCAGTGCCATTAAACAATGGACCAAAACCAACATGTGCATATTTCGTAAAAGATATTTCAAGACAATGTGAACAGGTAGACTATGGCTCGGTATGGTAAAAAAAGTATCAAAATAGATGCTCCGGTTATGATAGTACAGAAGAAAGCGATTTGGATGGATGAAGCATGGGTCAGGGATTTTTTTGGATGGATGAACAAGAACAAATTTAAACTTTCAGGTATGAAACATTTGAATAATAAATTAAAATTAACCTTTGTTGATGCAAAAGAATGCACAATGTTTGGATTAAAATATGCCAGCAGAAAAAAATAGAAAATTTTTTGATTTAAGAAACGGATTGAAAGCGGTAG